GATGCGCTCAAGGCGCATCATCAGGTGGTTGGTTGACGCTGCGGTAGAATGTTGTCCCCATAAATCGCAGATTTGGAGATTTCTATGCCCAAGTATCCTGATTCAGTCATTGGGCGCAGACAGGCTGCTGCCGAGTTGATGGGGATGTTGACCCGGCAGGAGGTGGTGAAGGCTGCGGAAGGCGAGCGCAGAAACGGATCGGCTCCCAAGAAGAAAGCCAAAACCAGCAGACGTTCCAAGTCCTGATGCCTCAACAGTTTCCTAGTTTGTTGGGCGCCCCATTCAACACACTGGGGGGTTCGCCCCAGAGTTCTGGTTCGCGTTTTGAGAGGAACAAGCAGTTCTTTAGAGGGTTCCACAGAAACGTATTAGGTACTGGCAGACAGGGAACAACGCCGGGAGGCGAAACCGTCACGATGAACATCATCGGCGTGAATGTTGACGGGAAGGAGTATTTGTTGCCGAGTTGGGATCCAGACACCAGTTCGGTAATGACAAGCCAGGAGGCTGTCAGAAAATTTATGCCCGCAATACGGTCTGGTCAGATTGTTGGTTATGACTCTCCAGAGCAAGCCGAAATGGATCGAAGGGCATTTTATCCTGAGATAGTAGGCACGCCATACAATCGCAACGATCAGACATTGTCGCCGGCCGACCGGCGCGCATGGCAATTAGCCAGGGAACAGGAGATCAGGGACTTTGGAGATTTCTATGCCAGGGAACAGGAGAGTAGGGACACGGCGTCTATTCTTCCTCGGTTAAGGGACAGGGTCGGTGATGCCTGGGGAGCGGTTTTGGATACGCCGCTTGGCCCCGGTTCGCTGGCTAGTGAGCATAATGATCTAACTGATCTGTTAGATAGGTTGGAGGAAACACACTAGAGATTAGGCTATAGGATTATCGCCGAAGAGGACGGAATAGATGCTGGAAGGAATCAACAACTTTGAATATAGGGATACCCTCTGGACATAGCAACGAAATCAGACAGGAATCGACATGGCAGAATATGAACAAACAGAGAGCGTAGAGGTAGAGGTCGAGGTCGAGGAAGGGATGAGCGAGTCCGAGCTGGAGAATGTTCTCGCCGGCGAAATTCAAGACGCGACCGATTATATTGACAATGTGGTGTCTCCTGCTAGAGCCCTGGCCGAGTCGTATTACCTCGGCGAGCCATTTGGGAACGAGGAGGAGGGCCGCTCAACCGTCATTTCTATGGATGTGCGCGACACTGTCCAGGCGATTTTACCAAGCCTGATGCGGGTGTTTTATGGCGGCGAGCATACTGTGGAGTTTGCACCGACTTCTGCGGAGGACGTTCAGAAGGCGTCCCAGGCCACCGACTACATCAACTATATTTTTCGCCGGGACAATGACGGGTTCGCTGTGCTGTATTCGGCTTTTAAGGATGCGCTAGTCAAAGGCAGCGGATTCGTAAAATGGTACTGGGACTCAACTGACGAAATTGAATCTTACACACTTGAGGGAATTGATGAGATTGGGTTAATTGCGCTGACCTCGGATCCGAATGTTTCGATTGATTATTTGGAGAGCCGCGCCACTTCCGAGAATGTAGATCCTGCCACTGGCGAGCCGGTGATGATTCATGATGTGCGAGTGACCAGGACACGCCCCAAAGGGCGTGTCAAGGTCACTTCTGTGCCTCCAGAGGAGATTCTGATTTCCAGAAACGCCCGTTCTTTGGAGGAGGCTGATCTGGTTGCGCATCGGCGTTACCTGACGCTTTCCGAACTGGTTCAAATGGGATATGACTACGATGAGATCGAGCAGTTTGCGACGTCCGAGGACAATTTTGACTTCAATGCGGAGTCTCGTGAGAGAAATCCCACGTTGGGGAATTCCACTGATTCGAGCAGCGATCCGACGATGCGGCGTGCGCTGTATGTCGAGAGCTACATTCGTGCTGATGTGGATGGTGATTCGGTTGCCGAGCTCAGACGCATTTGCAGCATTGGCAGCGAATACAAGATCTTTCTAAACGAGCCGGCTGAGCAGTTGCCGTTCGCGGTATTCATGCCAGACCCGGAGCCTCACACGTTTTTCGGACTGTCCATTGCAGATGTGACGATGGACATTCAGAGAATCAAGTCGATGGTCTTGCGTTCGAGCTTGGACTCGTTGGCGCTTTCGACCCATCCGAGGGTTGGCGTTGTCGAGGGTCAGGCGAGCATGGACGATGTGCTCAATACCGAGGTTGGCGGCATTATCAGGATGAGGAGCCCTGGTGCGGTGGTGCCATTTTCGATGCCATTTGTCGGGAAGGAGTGTTTCCCCATGTTGGAATACATGGACTTGGTGCGCGAGAACAGGACGGGCGTGAGCAGGGCGGCGGACGGGTTGGACCCGGCTGCGTTGCAGAGTTCAACAGCTCTTGCGGTTTCTCAGACAATCCACGCAGCTCAACAGAGGACTGAGTTGATTGCCAGGATGTTCGCCGAGACGGGAATGAAGAAAATGTTTGAGGGCATCTTCTATCTGGTGAACACCCGCCAGGATGCCGAGAGGATGATTCGGTTGCGCAATGAATTTGTGCCGATTGATCCGCGGGTATGGGACTCGGACATGGATGTGATTGTGAACGTGGCACTGGGTCGTGGTTCTGAGGGGGAGCGCATTTCGATGCTGATGCAGATCGCCGGCAAGCAGGAGCAGATCCTCACGACGATTGGGCCTGATAACCCGCTCGTCTCAATTGAGAATTATTATCAGACTCTACGCCAGGTCATAGAGCTCGCCGGGTTCCAAGACACTCAGAGATTCATTTCCGATCCTGCTGATTACCAGCCGCAGCCACAGCAGCCGCAGGAGCCCACGGTTGATGAGCAACTGATCCAGGTTCAGATGGAGGGTATCAAGGCCGATATTATTAAGAAGAAAGCGGAGCTTGAACTCAAGCGAGAAGACATGATTATGCGTGATGATCGTGAGCGGGATAAAACAGAAATGGAGGGCGAGTTACGAGCTGCCGAAATCAACGCTCGGTACAACGCGTCAGTCAACACTGAGGAAATGCGTGCAATCGCCGGTCGTAATCGTGAATTGATTAGACAGGAAACGGCCGTGGAAACGGCTGTTGTGAGGAACTTGAAATAGTCCTGTAAAATATTTGCCGATGAAATCCATATATGGATTGCGAAAATGAGCGCTAACCCGCTGACTTTCGGCGACCGAATTAAGGAATGGCTGGACGATTCTGTTTTTCAGGAAATTCTGGCCCAAGCCGAAACGGAGTGTTACGACGAGTGGGCGGCTGCCGACACGCTCGATAAGCGTGAGCGGATATATGCCGAAATTAAGGGCGCTCAAAGATTTTTGAAAAGGATGCGTGCCGCTGTGGATAACGCGCATCTCATCAGACATCGACAAAAGGAATAATTATGGAAACTCCTAGCGGACCCATAGATCTGAATGAAGCAGCGCGCTTTCTGCTGGACCGGCAACTGGAACAGGACTCCAAGGACAATCCTGGACAGGAGCAAGTCGAACAACGGGCGACTGATGAAGCTGGCGCGATTGACGCGCCAGCGGTTGAGGACAGAGAGGCAGAGGACACTTCGGACGAAGAACTCTCCCTTACCAATGATGCCGAAACCGAAGAGCTGAGCGATGAAGTAGACGATGAGGAATTAGGAGAGGAACCTTTGTACGCCGTCAAGGTTGACGGCGAGGAACACGAGGTCCACCTGGACGAGTTGCTCAAGGGCTACTCCCGCACAGCTAATTACACGAGAAAGAGTCAGAGACTCTCTCAGGACCGTGGTGCGCTGGACGAAGATCAAGGCGCGCTTTTGAATGAACGCGTGTTGTTTGATGCTGAGAGAAACGCTCTGGCTCAAGAGCGTTCGCAGTACGCCGAGCTGTTGCCCGGACTGCGGAAACGAATTGAATTGATGGATTCTGAGGAACCTGATTGGGATGCCTTGTTGGCGCAGGATCCTGGGAACGAGACGAAAGTTTTGCTGGCGCAGCGACAGTTTGACCAGCAGCAGAAGGCCCGGAAAGATCAGCTCAATGCTGTGGACTCCGAGCTCGAAAGGCTGAGAAAGGCTGAAGCTGATGAGTACCAGAAAAAAATCGGTGATTACGTCGCCGAGGGCAGAGCAAAACTTCGTCGGAATATACCAGGCTGGAGTGAGGATACGGTCTATCAGAAAGAGGCCGAGGAGATCTCCAGGTACTTGCTCAACAAAGGTGTCTCGGAACAGGAGATTGCCGCATTGATCCGCCCTGAGTTTATCGAAATGGCGAGGAACTCGATGCTGTATGAGCGCGGTGTTAAGCGATCTCAGAAAACCAGGAAAAAAGCATCGACGGATAAAACGGTCGTTCGCCCTGGGAGTGCCAAGAGCGCTCAAAAGCCATCTTCAGTTCGCAAAAAACGCTCTTACCAAAAGTTGCAGAAAACGGGCAAGCTGGACGATGCCGTGGATCTGATGGAACAGCTCCTCTAGCTTGTAAGGCAAAATTTAGTAAGAGAGGATTTTTCTTATGGCTATTATTAGTAATACCTTCACCAGATATTCAGAGATCGGGATCAGAGAAGAGCTCATGGATGTCATATTCAACATTTCTCCGCACAAGACGCCGTTTGTGAGCAATATGTCACGCGATACCGTGCACAACACGTTTTTCGAGTGGCAGACTGACTCTCTCGCAGCCGCGGCGACGAACCAACAGATCGACGGCGATGACCTTTCGTCATTCACCGCGGTCACGCCGACCTCAAGGCTTGGCAGTTACACCCAGATCATGCGCAAGGATTTCATCCTCGCGGACAACCTGGAGGTGATTAACGCGGCCGGTCGGAAGTCCGAGCGTGCTTACCAGCTTGTCAAAGCTGGCAATGAGCTGAAGCGTGACATCGAGTGGAACTTCTTGCAGAACAACTACGCCCAGGCTGGGTCGACTTCATCAGCCAGAGTGACGGCTGGTCTGCCGGCGTACATCCGAACGAACAGCAGCCGCGGAACGAGTGGCGCTGATCCGACGGTGTCGGGTGGCATTGTTAATGCCGGCGCGACGAATGGTACGCAGAGGGCATTTTTGGAAGCCATGCTGACCACGGTTGTTCAGGAAACATACACGCAGGGTGGTGAGCCTTCGGTGCTTATGGTTGGACCGTTCAACAAAACAGCGGTGAGCGCGTTTACGGGAATCGCCGCACAGCGATACATGGCTCCGAGTGATGCACCGACGACGATTATTGGTGCAGCGGATGTTTATATGTCAGATTTCGGGAGCCTCTCGGTGACGCCGAACCTGTTCCAGAGAGAGCGCGAAGCGTTCGTTCTGAACATGGATCTGCTGGCGATGTGTGTCTTGCGACCAATCGAGAACAAGGAACTGGCCAAAACGGGTGACGCCACTAAGGAACTCATCATATTTGAGGGCGGTCTACGGGTTGACCAAGAGGCGGGGCTCGGCATCATTGCCGATCTAACTTCGTCCTAAGTCTTGTAGCGGGTTGAGTGGATGAGTTGCGGAGAGAGGCAAAGCCTCTCTCCGCTTTTTTATGGTGCGGTAAAATGGTGGTAGCTTTTCTCCACATCTGGTGAACAAATGACAAAGAAGCGACTGTTGGACGCCGATCCTATAGCCAAAACCAGGACGAATTTTCTGTATGAGGAGTCGACTTCTGGACGCGAGTCGGACGACACAATCGTGATTGAGCACGAGCAAGACGTCACCGATATTTTGAAGGACAACAAGGCGAAGGCAAACGAAATCGACAGACACCAGCCTCACGGCAACTTGTCCAAAGTCGCCTCTATCCCAATGGTTGTTTATTACGATCTAAAATCTAAAGGGATTATTGACGATGAGAAGCGGTTCAAAAAATGGCTGAACGATCCAGATAACCGGGCGTTCAGAACGCGAGTCGGGACGGTGTAATGGCGATTGGTACGTTTGATGAGCTGAAAACCTCCATCGGAGATTGGTTGAATCGGGACGACCTGACGTCAGTTATTCCTGATTTCATTACCCTGGCAGAAGCTCAGTTCAACCGCTCGATCAGGCATAGAAAAATGGTGGCCAGGTCAACTGCGACGATTGCGGATCGGTACTCCGCAACTCCTTCGGATTGGATGCAGACGGTGCAGCTCCAGTTAAATACGGATCCGATAGATCCACTGGTGTATTTGACGGTCGAGGCGTTGAACAAGAAGCGGTCAGGCAGTAGTGCGGGTGGGCGTCCGAGGTATTTCACAATGGTTGGAACCGAGATTGAGGTCTACCCATCGCCAGATACTTCATACACCGGCGAGATTATCTATTACTCCAAGGTGCCGGCATTGTCGGATAGCAACACAACGAATTGGTTGCTCACGTTGAGCCCTGATATTTATCTTTATGGCACGCTTATTCAAAGCGCGCCATATCTGCGAGACGACGAGAGAACGGCAGTCTGGGCGACTCTTTATACGAAGATGGTTTCGGACATGAACATCAGCGATGAAAGGTCGAGAGGACAAATAAGCATGGCTATGCAATTTGCACCGCTGCAATGATTGGCACATCTGTTTTTGGCGAGGTAGGCTCGGTCACGGTACGCACGACTCAGAATCGCGGGTGGACGCCAGAGGAATTGGCCGACCACGCGATGGAGCGGATCCTGGCGATCTCAGAGAGTGCAACGCCAGAGGTGCGTACTCAAGCGGAGGCGTTTCGGGACAACATTCACGGAGTGATTGTTAGCGCGTTAAAACAGGCGGTCCTGAGTGACCGCACGACGCTCTACAATCTTTTGGCTCAGCAGGGTCATAACGATTTGGCAGAGATAATTAGGAAATTAGGAGACTGACATGGCGAACGCCCTGTGTACTAGCTGGAAGGTGGAAATCCTTCAAGGAATTCACAACCACACGAGTGGGTCCGGGGGCGGTACATCGACAACGACCGGGACGGGCAACGCGTTCAAGATCGCGTTGTACACGAGCTCCGCTTCGCTAGGTGCCACGACTACCGTGTACTCGGCGACGAACGAAGTTTCTGGAACAAACTATTCCGCGGGAGGGGAGGCGCTTACGAACGTCACACCGACTTCAAGTTCAACCACGAGTTTTCTAGATTGGGCCGACGTAACATGGAGCTCATCTAGCATCACCACGCGATATGCGCTGGTTTATAACTCCTCGACCACCGCGGGTACGGCGAATCGAGCTGTGCTGGTACTGGACTTTTCCAGCGACCAGACGAGTTCTAGTGGGGATCTCACTATAAGCTGGCCCGTCGCGGATGCCAGTAACGCAATAATTCGCATTGCCTGACGGGTAGAGAAGTGTGGCCGATGGCAAAATTGTATGGCAGGGATGGTCATCCAACACTCAGTCGTATGGATCAGGCGAGTGGGGTGAAGGTGTCGACAATGACTTCGGCGCAACCGCCTCGGTCGGAAGCGTCTCCATTTCAGGAGCCGCAAATATCTCAATTACAGGCGTTGCTGCGACCTCTGCCGTGGGAACTCCTGTTATTGGCACTAGCGTTACTATTTCTCCTAGCGGCTCGGTTGGCACTAGCGCTGTTGGCACTCCTGGTATCAGCGGCGACGCTAACATTTCGGTTACTGGTGTCGCTGGCACAACGGGTGTCGGCACACCCACTGTTTCTGTCGATGACACAATATCTCCGACGGGAGTCGCGGCTACTTCTAGCGTTGGTACTGTCTCCGTATCGGGCGATGCAAACATTTCACCAAGTGGGGTTGCGGCTACTTCAGCCGTTGGCAGTCCTGCGGTTGAAACTGGCACCACAATTTCGCCAAGCGGAGTTGAGGCTGCAACCGCTGTCGGGACAGTTTCAGTCACTACTTCGGAGAACCTGGAAATCACAGGAGTGGAGGCCGCGACAAGCATCGGCAATGTCGTGGTGTGGTCGCGCCCATCTGGCGCGAGCACGAGCTGGAGTGAGGAATCTAGCGCAAGCACCGATTGGACTGATGCCGATTCTGCTGAGACAGATTGGACAAAGGTGGCGTAGTGCATAACTTTTTGAGGAACGATCATGGTTGACACCTATACGAATGATTTAAGGATCCGCGAGCAGACGGTCGGCGGTAACGACGGCACCTGGGGCGGCTACCTGACAACGTCGATGACTAATATTGCGGAGGCGTTCTCTTACGGCACTGAGAATATGGGCTCCGATGCAAACACGACTATCACGATGGCCGATGGCACATCGGATGAGGCCCGGAGTTTGTTTTTGAAGATCACCTCGACCACTTTGTCGGCGACCCGAGAAGTGACTCTTGCGCCAAACACGGTGAGCAAGTTGTGGCTAATCGAGAACGCGACTACTGGTTCTCAAACCATCACCATGAAAATGGGATCGGGTGCGACGGTCGATGTTTTGAATGGCGAGACGAAGATGATCTACACCGATGGTGCTGGATCAGGGGCCAAAGTCGTAGATGCGCTGACGAACCTTTCGGTTACTGGCGGAATATCGACACAGTCAGCAGGAACCTCTAACTACATAGCAGGTGTCAACGCTGGTAACAGTATCGCAAGTGGTGGTAACTACAACGTCTGTGTAGGCGATGAAGCGGGTACGGCTATTACTACAGGGGATGAGAATGTCGCTGTAGGTTATCAAGCGTTAGATGCTCAAACTACTGAAGGATATAATACAGCCGTTGGTAGATCAGCGGGAGGTGTAAATACTTCTGGATCAGGTTTGGTTGCTGTTGGGTATCAGGCGGCTGATGCAAATACTACGGGTAATTTTAATACTGCTGTTGGGTATCAGGCTCTTGGTGGAAATACCACGGCAGATAGCAATACGGCTGTCGGATATTATGCTTTGCTTGCCAACACGACAGCAGCCGAGAATACAGCCGTGGGTTCTGCTGCGGCTCAATCAGTTACTACAGGCGCTGAAAATACTGCGCTTGGTTATAGTGCAATGTCAAATACCACTACAGGAGCTTACAACACAGCCATTGGTAAAAGTTCTTTAGGGTCTAATACAACTGCAAGCAACAACACAGCAGTTGGTAAGAGTGCTTTAGCAGGGAACACCACAGGCGCAAGTAACTCTGCTATGGGTGAAGTGGCTTTAACCACTAATACTACAGGTACAGAGAATGTAGCTATAGGCGCTAACGCGTTAAGATATAACACCACTGGTGGTTCTAATGCCGCTCTTGGTAACAAGGCACTTCAAGCGAAT